GAATTAATGAAAGAGATTGATTTTCAATCACATCCAATAGCCGAGCAAGTGTGGGCTGATTGGGAATGCCCGAAATGTAAGCGACGATTAAATTTAAGATATTATTGCGCAAGCATGGATGGAATAGACGTTACTGAAAGATGAGAAGGTGACGAAATGACCCACGAACAAACTCATGAACATATATTAACCGAAGAAGAATTGGATATCTTGGCTAAATGCAGAGAGGCAAACAAAAAATATTTAGAGGGTTTTGGTCAATATATCGATGACCTAACCGACGATGAACTTATGGAACTATTGGAAGAAACGGGATTGAATGATTGCTCGTTTGAAGACGAGAAGGAGGAAACCAATGGGCAAAACGATTGAAGAAATCATCGAAACTATTGATAAAATGTTGACTATTCCTAAAGCTCAGATGTATTGGGCCGCTATACCGGAAAAATATATTGTCGCAAGTGTGGTGTCGTGCTTGTGAAGAAAGTGAAGGAGGAAAAATGAAACTTACCAAAAAAGAACAAAAGGCGATTGACGCATTGAAGAAAGTCGCTAAGATATGGCCCGAATCATTATGGGTATTTGTCGATGGGTCTATGCATGTAATGAAAAAGGATAGCGAAGGCAACGCCAAATATACCAAGCTGGGAGGCGTTGACCAGGATTATAAAGCGGATGATGTTAATATTCCGTGTGATGGAGGCGCTTGGTAATGAAACTAATCAAGCAAACAATCGCCGCACATTATGAGCCGGGCCGCGGCAAAAGAATTGAAATGGTCGTATCTGCAGAACGTCTTAAATATGACGTTAAACAAAATGGGTGTATAGTACAATCGACGTCAAGCTTATATCGGGCGGCAGAAACTTATAATAACATTATTATTTGAGGGGGATTGAAATGTCCAAAAAAGAAATTATGCTACTAATAAGTGGCTTGGAACCACGTCCACTTGATGAAGATATCCTTGATGGCGCTAAAGAAGCTGCGTATTGTAAGGGGTATAATGACGCGATAACCGATGTTGTGGGGTTGTTAAAAACCAAATCGCAAGCAAAACGGCACAAAACCAATGATGAATCATTTAGCTGGAACGAAACAATACAGCAGTTGTATGGAGGCGAAAAATGACTAAAGAACAAATGGCTAAAATTTTTGGATTTGAAAATAGCGAACCAAGCAAAATCCGTGAATACAACGAAGAATCAAATGTGGAAATTGTCAAGCATGGGAATGGCCGATTTATTGTAGTTGCCTATAATGAGGGCGGCTTTAAAAGCACTGCTGTTGATTTAATTGATTTGTTGGAATGGGCATGGATCAATATGCCTGATGAAATTTTAAAGGCGAAGGAGGTGGTAAAGTGACTAGAGAGGAAATTTTATCGGCCACGCCGGAGTGGTTGAATGAACAGGCGGCAAAAATTATGGGTGTAGAAAAAGAATTTTGGAATTCGGTTTATAACGTTCGACATGCTTATGAACTTGAAGAAAAAGTCAAGGAGTCGGGGCTTATTGAAAAATATATCTATGAATTTATTGATATAGTTGGTTTTGAAACTATTTATTATGACGGCCCAATACCGACAGATAAAGGAATGTTTCAAATAGCCCACGCCACCCCTGAACAGCGAACGAAAGCTTTTCTATTATCAACGGGACCCGACAACTGACCGGGTTATTTTTTTAATTTGACCAACTCCCTAACTCCTAAAGGAGTGACCGGGCTCCGACCGAGATTAACCCTACTGATTTAGTGTCCTTCAAGCGACTTGTCAAATATCCCCATTATATTATAACAAACGCGAAAAACTAACCCCCTTCTCTAGTTTACCGTAATATTCCTTCTTGTTAACAAAATGTTATGGGAGTATAATATAAATGTAAACAAAAACAAAAAGGGGGAGCTGTTCTTGGAGGATGAGCTGTGTGAAATTAATGAAATTATTTTTGTAATGAATTCGTTGATTTTGTTGCTGATCATTCGAAAGGAGGCGATTACAAATAGGCATGGAATGAGGGTGGTTAAATAGAAACACCAGCTAGACTTCTTTATACCAACTTTATACCAACAACCACGGAAAATAATAAAAAATAAGGGAAAACAATTTTATACAATATATGTAAATTATATGTTTTATCTTGACTTTTAGGTAAAGAACGGGCAGCTAGGGAGCATAAACAAGATTCTTAAAATCCCTCGGTCCTAAAGACCGTACCGGTTCGATTCCGGTCTTCGGCACCACAATATTATCAAGGGTTTGCTGGTTGTTAACATAAACTGCAAACCCTTTAAATTTGCCCTGTTTTATACCAACTTTATACCAAACTATGAAAACCAGCGTCATTACTGCATTTTAAAGCGACCTGCCAAATTTGACAAGTCGCTTTTTGTTTGCTATAATATTACCCGTTTTTGCCCGATGTCACAAACCCGCTTCTCTAAATTTTTGATTAATCAATTCCATTGCACGATCTTGTGATCTGACTGTTTTGTGTACATACATTTTTTTTGTTGTCTGGGGGACTGCGTGACCTAAAATGTCTTGTATGATCTCCAAAGGTACTCCAAGTTCATCATATAACCAGGTGGCGCAGGAATGGCGCATACCGTGGAGCTTAATATATTTTAAGGGATGTTCCTCGTTGTTTATTTGGTCAATCAACCATGCCCAATAATTATCTCTGATATTTGAATAGTTAACAGGTCTGCCGTCCTGAGTGGCTATTATTAATTCAAAATCATAATAGTGTTTGGCTTTCAATTCTTCGGCCCTTTGCTTTTTTTTTAGCTCTCTTAACGCATCGGATACGACCGGCAACATTCTAATGTCCCGGATGGAGCTTTGATTTTTGGTCTTTTTTAGCAAAGTTTTAATGTTTTCTAAATCATAAACCTTGTTTAGCATGATTGACCGCTTGATATGGATTACCATATTTTTAAAGTCGATGCAGTCCCATGTAAGCCCCATAATTTCCCCCAGCCGCATTCCAGCGCCGAACCCCATTAAAAACAACTCATAATACCTTCGCTCTTTTGCGTGCTGTAGAAAGTAGGTTATCTGTTTTCCCGTCCAGGTGGGGGCAATATACTTTTCTTTTTCGCCACGTTTGATTTTTTCGGCTAAATTATATTTAATATCTAGATCATCGTCCTCGATAATGACCGCCCATAGTTTGTGGAGGATTCTATATGCTGATTCCGCCTTGCAGGTTGATTGCTCATATAAATCATCGTAAAGGTTTTGTAAGTCCCGCGATTTAACCTCCGCAAGCTTTAACCCGCCGATTTCGGGAATAATATGTAACCGGAGCCGCTTTTCATACCATTCGTATGTTCCTTTGGCAATTCGGCCACGGCTTACTGCACGTTGTGTGTCTTCCAAAAATATTTTTACATATTTTTCTACCGTTACAGCGGTTGGTTCTACAAAAACATTCCTGCGTCGATCGGTGTTGATGTCGTCTCGTTCATCTTTGGCAGTTTCAATGGTTTTCGCCTTTAATTTGATCCATTTTTTTTTATATTCGCCATTGATTTTACCTTTTCGGATTCCAAGAAAATATGTATCACCTCTTTTAATTATTGTTCCTTTCCCGTTTTTTTCTCTCATAAAATCACCTTCTTGTTCTTATAATCTATGTAAAAAGATGGCTTTCACCATCTTGTTGTTGTCATGCCAGTTCTTCCTTGGTTGATACTGGTTCACTAAACATTGTCTCAAGGTTTTCCAATGTGTTTAACATCATTTTTTGTCCAACAGAGGGAAGGGCTCTAACACGCCTGACCAGATCAACATCTTCTTGGGTAAAAATCGTTACCGGGATTTTCTCAAACCCAAAATCTTCCTGCCGCTGATCAGATTCACCAACCAAGTAATTTAGAGAAACTTTAAAAAACTCAGCCAATCTCACGCACAATTCAATCGGTGGATCGTTAACTCCCTTTTCCCATTTAGAAATCGTTGTATAAGAAGCAAGCCCAAGAAAATCCGAAATATCCTTTTGTGTTAACTCTTTTTCTGTTCTTAATTTTTTCAATCTTTTACAAAATTCGCTTTTCAATACATTCACCTTCTTCCGGTATGATTATATCAAGACTTGGAGTATTTGTAAATGATAATCTATCAAGTATTTTAAAAAAACATGTGACGAAACGTCATATATTATTGTAAATCGCTTGATTAGACATCCGGTATGTGATATATTATTCATGTAGTCAAAAATAAAATACAGGCAGGAGGTGGCATTAAATGACAAATAGAATCAAGTACTATCGGGAACAATCACGAATGAGCATAAACGACTTGGCACAGGTGCTGGGTTTAACTCCTGATTATATTCGAAAAGTTGAAAACGGCGATCGGGGTCTAAGACTTGAAACGGCACTTGAAATCTGTAAAGCATTAAAGAAAACTCCCAACACTATTTTTTTACCTTGAATGTTGATTTAAAATCAAGTTGGAAGGAGCTGATAAAGTGGACAATTTGGTAATTGACCCGGAATTTAAAAATCTGATACCGCCGTTGACTTCAGAAGAGCGGCAACAATTGGAGGAAAATCTCATCAAAGAAGGTTGCCGGGATGCTCTAATAGTTTGGAACGGGGTTTTGGTGGACGGCCACAACCGGTATGAAATTTGCAATCAAAATGACATTCCGTTCAGAACTGAAACCAAGGGCTTCAAAGACCGGGAAGAAGCCAAGGAATGGATTATCAGGAATCAATTCGGACGCAGGAACCTAAGTGCCTATGACCGGTCGAGGTTGGCACTGCAGCTTGAAGATGTGATAAAAGCGAAAGCAAAAGAAAGACAAAAGGAGCATGGCGGCACCGCTCCGGGGAAAACACTTACGCAGAAATCTGCGGAAGTGAAGCCCATCGAAACCCGCGAGGAACTAGCCAAGATCGCAGGAGTGAGCCGGGACACCATCGACAAAGTAAGGGTAATTGAAAAAGAAGCGACACCAGAACAGAAAGCCAAACTTTCTACCGGAGAAACCAAAGTAAATACTGTTTATCGTGAAATTAAACCCAAAAAACCAAAGGAGGAATCGCCCGTTGTACAGCCCGACAAGCCGGAATTTGAAGAAAAGGAGGGATTGCCTATAATGCAATCAGTCCCGGAGGAAAGCAGTAAAGAGGAAAAAAGAATCCACCCTTATGAGGTGGACGAGACGGGATTCCCTGTAATCAAGCCGATACGGGAAGCCCAAGAATCTATATTCAGTATATCAAAGTTCAAGGCAATTGTAAATTCGTTTATAACTGAAATTAACCCGCTTGAATTTGGCGGGGAGCGGTTTGGGGAACTATCAAAAATTGATTTAAAAAAGTATTTGTCACTAATTAAAGATACAAAAAATCAATTAAATGGAGTTGAAAAAATAATTAAACAAATATTAGGAGGTACAAAATAATGGAAAATTTATTCACCCAAAACAGGATTCAATACATGATGTTGCCGGTAAAAACATTGAAATTTTCTGACTATAACCGCGATGTCCAAATTAATAGGGTTAAGAAAATGGTTAAAAAATACAATCCTTTAATGGTTGGGGTTTTAACAGTTAGCAAAAGGCCTAATGGTTTTTATGTGGTGGATGGGCAAAACAGATTGGCAATGTTAAAAACGCTTGGGATTCAAGAAGTGATATGCCAAATATCTTCGGATCTCGATTACGAAGACGAAGCGAGATTGTTTGTTGATTTAGGCAATAGCACTAAGGCAATTAGCTATTTTGACAAATTTAGAGGGCGATTGGAATCTAAAGAACCACAAGCTATAAGGATTAAAGACATCACCGAAAAGGCCGGCCTAAGAATTGGTAAGAACGGAGGCCAATCGAACAATAAAATTGTTTCGCTTAAGGTACTTGATGACATGTATGCAGATATCGGCGAAGAAGGGCTTTTCCGTACCTTGTCGCTTATTAAAAAAACTTGGAACGGTGCTATGAAATCATTAGAGGCTCCTATTTTAAAAGGCGTCGGGATTTTGGTTAAGCTAAACGGAACAGAATTTATTGATTGTGACTTTGTCCAAAAAATGGCTACAGTTGATCCAGTTGTGATTTTACGCGAAGGCAGGGCGGCCTCCGGCTTGACGGTTAAAGGGTTTACGGCTTATGCAGCAATCATTCATAAATATTATAATGCTGGCCGATCTGTTACGCGGATAAGCAATAAATTTGCATCAATCGAAGAGTGAGAGAAGGTGATCTGAATGCCACGTAAACCACAGCCGGAGGTAATGAGCGTCAACGAGGCCCGGAAGTATCTTAAAAAGCGTCACACTGTTGTAATGGCACTTGTGGAGTCTGGAGAGATACCAGCGCGGAAGATTGGTTGCCAATATCGTATAAGCAAGGCGGCGCTGGATCGATGGTTGACCAGGGGATAACGTCTCTGCGAACTATTCGGCATAAAGGGAGGTGAAAACAGATGAACGAGGTTATCAATGATTTTCCAGAAGATTTAACATTACTCGAATGGCTTCAAAAGATTCATGAATTGGAAAAAAGAGTGGCCCAGCTTGAAGTAGAGATTCAAGCAAAGGCCATTACAAATGACGAAAACAGCAATTTAATCTAATCTGATTTTGTTTTGTTTGGCTAAATGTTCCTTGTATTTTTCCAACGATGTAAAAATAGTATGCGCCATTAAGTCTAAAAATTCTTCTTTGGTCATGTTTTCAAAACCGTTTTTGACATACTTTTGAAAATTTCTTTCTAATGCGAGTTTGATAGTATCCGATTCAAACATCTTTATCACCTCCCCTCACCAGTAAGATTCGGCAAAAGGCAATAAATTCCTGTAGAAAGTGAGGTCAACCCAATGTTAAGCAAAGAGCAATCACAAATTTCGGAAATAGTAATCGAACAAATTAAACATTTGGCAAATTGGAACAGCCGAGAATCCAAACGCGAAATTAAAAACGTCGAGCAGATCCGGTTAAATTGTGAAACTATTGCAAAAATAGCGCAAGTTTGTTAGTTGTTTGCAGCAATTTGTAAAGCGAAAGTGAGGAACCAAAAATGGATATCATAGAATACACCGTGCAAGAACACGCAAAAACATTTGGCGGATTTCGTTCTGAAGACGAAAAGACGGAAGTGATTAATTATATTCAGCAACATGAGATACCGGTTAACGATGTAACAGATGCATTGGTGATTACGCTTTGCGCGGAGTACCGTGAGAAAAGATATGCACAACTAATGAGCATCCCGAGAGTGAGGGAAGAGGTGAGATATTTAAAAAGCAAAGGCTTTACTTACGAAGATTTCCAAAAAGCAGAAAATAGACGGTTTTAAATGGCGAAAGCGAGGAAACGAAATGACACAAGGCGATAAAATCGTTATCGGTTACGGCGAATGCCTGTGTAATACTTACAAACACGAGAAGAAAGCCGTTGATGAAGAACCGTGCGATGAATGCAGCATCACCTGTGTCTTATACGAACCGAAAGGAGGATATGAAATGTTTATAAAGCACGAAGAAGCCCCGGTTAAGAAAGTTTTTGAAAAGAAGATCGGAATTAAGTCATATGGTAGGATCGTGTTTTACAAAGCGGCAATAAGAGATCTGAAATGTGATTATATTAATCTGGTTTTTGATGCAGAAACAAACCAGATCAGGATAAAACCAGCGCATTGTCCCGAAGGCGCTTTCAAAATCCAAGGTACTTCAACCAAATTCATTACAGCGACGCAATTCTTTAAATATTTTGGAATCAATCCCGAGGGCAGATTTGGCTATGCGATTGAGGATGAGATGTTAGTGGTGCAGTTGACGGAAAGCGAGGAGCCAAAAGGAGGGTATAAAATGAATTCAGAGCTAAACGAAAAATTCGAAGAGCTTACCAAAACCCTCGAAAAAATCGGATTTAAAGAGTTGTCAATAAACATTTATCAACATGATTGCACCGAAGAGCAAGCTAAGCGACTTGGGGAGGCGGTTGATAAAGCTGCTGAGTACAAAACCTACCACGACTCAGACGAATCAACCTATTGGATCGAGGCAGAATTGAGATCTTGTTCGAACCTAATCAAATTCTGTTGCTTTTATACTCCAGACAAGGAGGCCTCCAATGATCCAAGTAATCCAACGTAATCAATCCGCCCTACCACATATTAAACGCGAGTTTGATGGTCGCCCTCAGATTAGCTACAACAGCGATAATTGCATAGTAATCAGGCTTAAAGAGGGCGACGGCGATGTTTTGTTTTGCCTGAATCAAACTGTATCACAAATGCTTATTTTGTTTATCCAACATACTTTAACCGACGATGGTTTTCATTACTAGCAGGAGGCCAGAATGTTTGATAAGGATTTAAAAAAGTATCCGTGGCTTGCAAATTTAACAATTATATCTGACGGTTTTGTGATAGACCTAACACCAGCGCCGTCGCCCTGCAAGCCCAAAAAGCCCCTTGACGCTCAATTCAATTTCCCTAGCCTACACCATAAACGCTTCCACCGATGGGAAATGGAACGGGTGGACAAGCTAATAAATCAGCTAGAAAGGCAGTTCAAGTAATTTCTCATCAAAAAACGAAAGCGAGGTTTTTAAAATGTTTAAGGAAAAAAGCTTTGCCGAAACCGAAAGGGAAATCACGTTTACCAAGGATGGGAAAATTACTTTTAGCAGGGATGTCGTTCCGGATTTGTTGAGTTTTAGGCATGTCGATCTGTATTGGGAACCTGACAAAAAGCAGATTGGATTTGAGCCGCTAGATGATTACGGTTCCAATGATTCTTTTAAAATTAAGGGGATAATTAATTTACATATCGATGCTAGACCGTTTTTCGAACATTTCGAAATTCCGGTCCCGGTCGGAAATTATGAATATGTCATTGATAACAAAATGCTGATAGTGCAGTTATAGGGGGGATCTTAAGTGCGCCAAAAATCTCGTAAACGTCGTCTCCGTAAGCGCGATAAATGGACGAAATATCAGCTTAGATTCCGCAAGTCAAAGAGAGCGACAAGCAACAAAATCCGGCAATGGTGTCGGGAGAACAGGGAGGCTATGTGATGTTTGTTTCAAGAAAAAAATGGGACGAGCTGAAAGAAAGGCTTTATAAGCTAGAACAAAAACAAAAAGAATTGGAAAATGGTCAAAAAATCACAACGGGGTTGCTGGATGGTTACGAATATCGTGGCTTTATGTTCTTTCGGAAATATAAGGCTCTTTCCCTAAAGCAAGCTGTGAAAATGATTATGGAACACCTCAATTTAAAGATAAGCGAACAACCGGAGCAAAAAGCTAAATTCGAATTGGTTAAGAAAGACAAAGAAACGCAAGAGGAGGCCCCGCAATGATTACCTTTTTAGCTCAAGCCAAACGGACATTTTCCGGCCCGATATATCAAATGTCAAGACGAGTTTGTGGATTGATTATAGGCTGCATCCCGGGGCGGAGGCGGTGGCTGTGATTACTGACCGGGAAGTATACGCGGTATTAGTTGTTATGACGTTTTGGATAGTGGTAATGTATGCGCTGATTTGGATGATAGGAGGTCGGTGAGGTGAAAGTAAAAATCGACGAAAGCGACGACAGGATAACATATTTAACAAGGGGTAGCTTCCGCCTGTTATGTCCGAAAAACACTAAAAACGGCGTTGGCACTCCCTGCGGCCCATGGTGTCCGGCGTGCACTCATTATCCTAAGTCCGGTACCAACCCGGAATGGATCGAATTAAAATGTTTTCCGAATGAAGTCAAATTTGAGATAGAGGAGTGATAAATTTGAATTTTGAAAAGAATGACCTGTCAAAAGCACGAGAGGGAGATCGATTGTGGAACTATTACGATCAAGCTTGGGAAGTGGTCGAAAGTGTCAGACCCCAATTTGAATTTCCAATCGATTTTGAAAGCGGGAACAGTTGCGATTTTAAAGGGCGAGAAACAACGGACGATATAGTTTCTACATACTTCTGGAACGAAATCCATTTCGACATTCCCGAGAGGCCGAAACGGAAGGCAAAGAAAGAAATCAAGGTGTGGGCGGTAGTTTCAAAGAAAGGCGAGATATACATGTTGCACAGCTCTGAACCAGCTGTTAATAGCCCTGATTATATGCTTTTAGAATTAGTCAAAGAAATCGAAATCGAAGAATAACGCTTTACAGAACGGTATTCAGGTAAATTATAAACGATGTGGAGGCAAAATACAATGAATTTGAATATGGGTGACAAAGTTGTGATGGTTAACTGCTATGAAGCACTGAAAAACCCCGATAAGGTTTGGACTGTTAGAAGCAAACCCTTTGATGTTTGCGGTTGTGAATGCGTGATGTTAGAGGGTAAGTCTGGCGGTTTTGAGGTTGATTGTTTGGAATTGGTTAAATGATTTTAACTGATATGGAGGGATTTGTAAATGGATATTGTTGTAATAAAGCATACAAGCGATTACCGGGGCGATCATTCGGCAGATATTAACAAGGCATACGTATTCCCCGAAACCGCGACGCTAAAAGAAGTTTTGGGAGCAATTGAAACAGATGAGCGGGAAGCTAGTGGATTAGAAAAATGTTGGTTTGAAATACCGATACAGAAGTGAGGTTTTGACAAATGACATACAAAAAGAAACCCGATAAGGAACAAGCTACCAAAGAATTGATAAGAAACATTTTAACTGACTATAGGACGGTGAGAAAAAGTGGATTTAAAAATTGAAGCCGGCAAAGTCATCATAAATCCGTTTTCAAGAGGCAATAGAGTTTTAGTTTCCGTAGAGGCAAAGAACATAGACAACATCGATGACATGGCAGCGATAATTTCCAAGGAGTGCGATCCGGCCTATCTGGTAGCTACCGGAAATAGAGATGGGTTGCTCGAAAGTATCGGGATTAAGTACGTCATGAATTATTTTGGTTTGGTTGAAGCGGATGAATGACTACATAACCCTATTCTGTACCAATTGCCCGGAGGTTTGGACAAGCGAATACACCTTTGACTGTGGTAAAGCCTTAAAAGACCCATACTGCGCCTTGTGCGGGAGTAAGGGGGAGCCGAACTACCGGGAGGAAACGGCGATAAAAATTGATATGGAGGAATCATGAACAAATCAGAAGCTAAACCTTTAAAAATCGGCGACAAGATTTATAAATATCTACTTGGTGGCGTCGGTTCGTATGATGTTATTGGCAAACGAGAGTATCAAGACAACATCCAATACCATCTACGTTGCAACAATTGTAATCACCCCGAACCATGCGAATTGTTGATCACTCTAAATGATTATGGTCAATATGTCTATGTTGCAATGCTAAACGACGATGAGGACGAACCGCAATATTCTTGGCATACCGGAGAGCCGTTCTTTTTGACCAAACAAGAGGCAATCATTCAAAAAGGTAACGAAAGTATTAAATGGCAAAGGGATGGAGTTGAAAAGTTACGCGACCGGCTCAAAGGCGCAGAAGAGAAGTTAAAAGAGATGAAAATATATATTGAGTCGGTGAATGAAGAGTTAAAAATTGATAGGAGAGATGAATAATGCCAAAACTTTACGAATTAACAGGGCATTACAAAAACTTAATCGAGCTGCTAGATGACGAAACAATTCCTCAAGAAGAAATTATGTCAGCAATTCAGCAAGTCGATGGCGAGATAGTCATAAAAGCCCAAGAAATGGCTAAATTGCTCAAAAATATTGATTCGGATGCAAACGCCTACGAAATTGAAGAAAAGCGTTTAAAGGCTAAAAGGCAGTCGTTGGAGCGGCGTTACGACGGAATTAAAGAGTATCTGGAAGGTGAGTTAGTTAAAGTGGGAATGGCTAAAGTCGACGGGATTGTTCCACTGTCGTTTCGTAAATCACTGCCAAGCGTAAATGTAATTGATGTCGCAAAAATACCTGCTGATTATATGGTCCCGAAACCGTCTGAACCGGATAAAAAGGTAATACTTGAAGATTTAAAAAGTGGCAAAAAGATTCCTGGCGTTGAGTTGGTGACTGATAAAAAATATTTAAGAATTGGATGACGGAGGTAATTAAACAATGGCACTACTACCCAAAGAAACAACAAAACCAAAGATCGGTTTTAACGAGTATACGACTTTAATCTATGGTGCGCCTAAAGCGGGTAAATCGACGCTTGCAAGTCAATTTGATAGTCCTCTGTTTATTGCTACGGAAGCAGGATTAAACGCCTTGGAAACCTATAATATGCCAGTTGATGGCTGGGAAACATTTATTATGGCTTGCGCTGAGGTTGCAAAGGGTGATCATCAATATAAGACCATTGTAATTGATACAGTAGATAATTTATTCAAACATTGTTCAAATTATATTTGTAAAAAACAAAATATTCAGCACGAAAGTGAACTGGACTGGGGTAAAGGTTGGAAACTGGTCAAAGATGAATTTTTCAGAGCTATTACCAAACTGAGTCTTTTGAAATATGGATTGGTACTTATTAGCCACGCGGAGACGACCGAAATCAAAACCAGGACTGGAACTATAACGAAATGGGTTCCTACAATGTCAAAACAAGCCAAAGAGGTAATTTTACCAATGTGTGACTTTATCTTTTTTGCTACAACAGAGCCTACAACAGAAGGATTAAAGCGGATGTTAAAAACAAAACCTTCTGAAAACTGGGAAGCCGGAGACAGAACCGGTAAGTTTCCCGCTGAAATTGAAATGAGTTATAAAGCAATCGAAGAAAATTTTAAAAAATCAATTAATGGAGGTAAATAATTATGAGTTATAAAGACAGATTAAGTCAATTAAATGATGAGTGGGGAAAGGCCGAGGCCCCGAAAACCGATTATTCACCGTTACCCGATGGTCAGTATGTTGTCGTTGTTGATGAGGCTAGAATTGATGAATCTGACGATGGAAGGTTATTTTTAAAATTAGGGCTCAAGGTGGTTGAAGGTAATTATATTAATCATTTGATTTCCAAACGAAACAGTCTTGATGATTCGAGCCGGTTTGGGTATTTAAAGGCTGATTTTGGTAAAATCGGGCTTGAATTAACGAATATCAGCGATTTAGAGGATTTCCTGCCGAACTTACTAGATCGAGTAATCGAAGTCAGACTCAAGACAACCAAACCAAACGATCAAGGTAAAACGTATCAAAATTGTTACATTCAAAAATTTGTATCGATGCTTAAAGATTATGACAACCAAGTTGATGGTATTAATCTTGATGATTTGGCTTTTTGAAATGTAGAAATAGGCAATCGGCGCTAGTAACCCTAGCGCCGGGAAGGAGGCTAAAATGACAGCCAAATCATGGGCAGAGGTTGAAACCAAGGTAATGGAGTTGGAACGGGAAAACGCAGAGCTGAAAGAACGAGTCGAGACTCTCGAAAGAATCGGTCATGAACTTAATCAGCTTGCTAAATCAGCCATAGAACGGCACGGGGCGATTATTGATAAAAACGAGCGGATGGAACAAGCCTTGGAACGGGCGTGTGAATGGATGGATGATTATATTGACGATAAACTCGATTGCGAATACTGCCCGCTGCATGGCAATAAATGCATTGATTACAAGTTTTCAAAAGACAATGGTTGTAAACGTGCTTTAATTCGACATTTTAAGGAGGGGCAAGATAATGGCTGAAACTAAAATTGAGTGGTGCGATAAAGTTTGGAATCCTACCGAGCAGTTAGAACAACCGTTAAAATGGCGAAAGCCTCAAAAGATATTTGTAAGTTCGATGATTAATTTGTTTCGTGAGGATGTACCTTTTGATTACATTGATAGGATTTTTGCAGTCATGGCGTTATGTCCCCAACACACGTTCCAGGTTCTGACCAAACGACCAGATCGGATGCAATCCTATATTTCAACTATGGACGAATTTTCACTAAGCGAGACGGATGAGTGGCGAGATGCGCAGTACCGAGTAGATTGTGACGATGATCCCGACGGATCTACGGCGTGGCATTGTGAAACGGCTAGGATCGAGGATGCTATTTCGTTGTCACTTAGAGCATTAAGAGAAAGAAAATACTTGCCTAATGTTTGGCTAGGCGTAACGGTCGAAAATCAAGATCAAGATTGGCGAATTAAATACCTTTTAGAGACTCCAGCAGCGATTAGATTTATAAGTGTGGAACCGATGCTTGGTGAGATTGATTTAACTCAAGCTATGTATGGTGAGAAGCCAATGGGCATGAATTGCTTTGGATTTACAGATGGCTTTGGTTACGAGGCAATGTTACATTGGGTAATTTGTGGCCCTGAAACTGGCCCCGGCAAAAGGCCGATGAAGCGGGAATGGATTTTAGATTTATACCGGCAATGTGCCGATGCCGGAGTACCGTTTTTCGACAAGAAAAACATTCTTGGGCTAAATTTGAAACAATTCCCGGAGGCGAAGGTCAAATGAAAATAGAGCATGTAATACATACGCATTACGAATGTGACTATCCTTTCACTGAATCTCATTATATCAAATTCGGCGTTGATTTGATTGTTGAAGCGGTCAACGAGAAAGTGGGTGACCATTAATGTTTCTGCTACTTGTTGGCTTAATCGCTGGGATGATTATTGGCATTGTTTTAACAGGTTGTCGAGTTGTTAAAGCGATCGACGAGTCAGGCCATAAAATGGAAATTATAAACGACCATAAGGGCGGATATACCATCAATATTTATCTGAAAGAAGGTGATTGAATGAAGATCAAAAAAGCCCGCAAAGATCATATTTGCGACTATTGCGGTAGAAAAATCGAAAAAGGACAGCGATATTTTTGTGAAAGACATTTTTGTAAAGAATTTGATTATGATTTCGAAGAAACAATATGCGGCTTTGATAGTCATATACATATCAAGTGTGGTTATAAGCAGAAAAAACACAAGGAAAGGTTTGAAAAATTCAAGTTAACTTGCAAGCACAAAGTAAACCATACTGAGTATAGTTATATTCCGGGTGAATGCGTTATGCAGCCAGAATGTCAGGTGTGTGACATTTGCGGAGAGAAATTTTGAGAAAGCAGGCGATAAAATGCAACTTTTGAAAACAAAACAAATGGAGATTCATTTCGCCATAACTTTAGGGAAGCGGGCTGGATCATTCGCCCTCGTTGGCTTTTGTTGGTGCGAATTTGATTTTATATACCAATTTCAGATCTATTTTCTTTGTTTTCAAATTACAGTTTACTGGAAAAAATCACATGTTAATAAAGCTAACACAGAGTAGGTAGGAGGTTTAAAAGACTATCAAATAAAAATCTTAGCTGATATTTAACTGATATTTAGTTAGTCTTAAAGTTAGCCAAGGAGGGGGAGGAAAAGAATGACATGGCCGAAGCTGAAGGATGGATTAAACTTTACCGAAAATTGATGATTAATGACCTTTGGATTAAAGAACCATTTACAAGGGGCCAGGCGTGGGTTGACCTACTCCTTTTAGCCAATCACAAAGACGGGTTTATTCGGGTAAGGGGGATAAAAATTCCAGTGCTTCGTGGTCAGGTTGGATGGTCAGAACGAAAATTAGGTGATCGCTGGAAATGGTCACGCGGAAAGGTCAAACGCTTTATTTCCGAACTGCAAAACGAACGGCAAATAGAGCCACAAAAAAATAATGAAACGTCCATTGTAACGATAGTAAATTATGATTTATATCAAGAAAACAGACCACAAAACGAACCACAAAACGAACGTCAAACGGGCCACAAACGGGCCACAAACGGGCCGCAAACGGACACTAACAAGAATGTAAAGAATGAAAAGAATGAAAGTAATACTGTAAGTAATAGGGCATTCGCCCCGCCCTCTCTTCAACAAGTAACGGAATATTGTTTGGAACGAAACAACGGAATTGACCCACAGCGGTTTATCAATCATTATACGGCGAACGGGTGGGTAAGAGGTAAAGCGAAAATAAAGGATTGGAAAGCGTGCGTCAGGACGTGGGAAAGCAATCAAAAACCAAAGCAATCCGGTCTAGATTATCTCGAAAGGATGGCAAAAGGCGATGACTAACCAAGATATATCAAAGCTACTACTAATGGCAAAATCAGCCTTTCCCGGACGTTCGCCGGACAATCAGCAAGAACTAGTAGCGTTAACCAATGTTTGGCGCATGGTATTAAACGAGATCCCTTACAAACTAGCCGAGGCCGCACTAATCAAAGTCCTATCGTCAACCAAGTTTTTTCCGGCCCCGGCAGAAATTAGGGAGGCGGCAGTAAGTTTGGTCCCGGGTCCGCCTACAGCCGAGGAAGCATGGGAAGAAGTCCGGAAGGTTATTGCATCGGGGCATTGCTCAATCGAAAATCAATACAATGGCTGGAAGCCTACGTGGAGCAACGAGCTGATAGGCAAGACCGTAAACGAAATGGGACTGCGGGAAATGTTTGAATCAGAAAATATCAGCATTACGATGGCGCAGTTTAAAAAATACTATGACAATAACCGAGCAGGTTACAAAGAGAAACGGCTGAATGAGCAGATTTTGAGGCTGACGGGGGCCGGAAAATTAATAGCGGAGGATAAACCAAATGCGCTGGACGCTGGAAGAAAAAACGATATTAATGGATAAATATTCAACAACCGGTATCGAAACATTGGTAAAAATACTAGGCCGCAAGCCCGAAGCGATTAGAGCCGTTGCGCAGAGAATGGGATTGAAAAGGCAAAGGGGAATAAAATCAGTAAAGTCGCACGAACGCAGGTTTCCCGATTCGGTCAGACAAAATTTCGGAATGGCAGCAGATTATTGGAACGACTTTTATCAAAGCGACGGGAGGGTGATTATATGAGCAGCACAAACAGGGGTGCAATCCGGAATGATCAGGATAATTACATAACACCGGAATGGGTAGTAAACGCCCTGCTGGATAACATTGATTTACAAGGCGATGAAATTTTGGAGCCATGCGCCGGTGACGGGGCGATAATAAGGGCTTTAATTCAACGGTACGGCAACACAAAATATTATACCGCTATTGAGATCCGCGACGAACGCAATAATTTATTAATGGCCGGTGCGGATCGCATTTATAACCAACTTGATTTTTTAAAAATAGGCGGGCCTGTAAATCCACAAGAAACAACAATTATCACCAACCCGCCCTATGGCATAGCTCAGGAGATTATTGAGCATTGTTTCGAGCTTTATCCCGAGGATGATATTATAATGCTTCTCAGATTAAACTTTCTTGGTAGTCAAAAACGCAAGGAATTTTGGGAAAGGCATCCAGTAAAACAGATTTATGTCTTGAGTAAGCGACCAAGTTTTACAGCTGGAGGGACAGACTCCTGCGAATACGCCTGGTTTGTGTGGTCAAAATGGCGGGAACCGCTGGTGAAAGTGATATGACTAAAGAGATCCGCGACAAAATCAATAACCTGCAAACAAATAACAGCCATAAAACGCAACGTATCGCAGAGTTGACCGCAATGGTAGAACCGTTATTAAAGCTACGGCAAGCCGTAAGTTTGTATTTGGACGCAATGATGGTTGATGAGCCGGTAGAAAAACATTTGGAAGTAATGCGATACTTTTTAAGATTAAGTGAAAGGCCAAGCGGACAGATGGCGAAGAGGTGAATAAGGATGTTAATTACAGAAACCCTATTTGGCACGGTTGACCGGGTACAAATGGCAATAGACCGATTAAAACAATTTGAACCGCCAGAAGGTTATTACCTAGCTTTCAGCGGCGGAAAAGATTCCCAAACGATATATCATTTAGCGTTAGAAGCCGGAGTAAGATTTGATGCTTATTACAATTTGACAACGGTTGACCCACCGGAGTTGGTGAGGTTTATTAGGGAGAATTACCCGGATGTGGTTTGGAATCGCCCAAAAGAAACAATGTGGGAGTTGATAACAAGAAAAGGGATGCCGCCAGCACGAATATATCGTTATTGTTGTCACGAGCTGAAAGAACGTGGCGGCGAAAACAGAATGACAGTCACAGGCGTTAGATGGGCCGAAAGCGCAAAGAGATCGAAAACACGGGCTACACTCGAAAAAATTGGCAAAACCATCAAAGACAAAATTTTATTTAACGATAATGACGATGCGCGGAAAATGACAGAAATTTGTACGGCAAAATCAAAACGAGTTTTAAATCCAATTATTGATTGGGTGGAAAAAGATGTTTGGGATTATCTTAACTCAAGAAAACTTAAATATTGCGAGCTTTACGATCAAGGGTATAGTCGGCTTGGATGTATCGGATGCCCGATGGGGAATCAAAAACAGCGACTACAACAATTTGCCCGATGGCCTAAATACTATCAAGCCTATCTAAGGGCCTTTGATCGGATGCTGAGAGAGAGAGAGAGACGAGAGCTGTTGACAACAAAGTGGAAAACCGCTCAAGACGTTATGGATTGGTGGATTTATGAAATGAAAGATGATCCGAACCAAGAAAAATTGTTTGAGGATGAATGATTAACGCAATAGCCCGTAATTTACCGATTTAAGCCGGGTAAAATCTAAAGGTACGAATCAAGCCGAGACACATTAAACCGCCTTAATCGGGCAGCAGGGGCTTTCTGGACACATTACATTAACTTACTAACATCGGCATTACAAAATTAAACTTTAGCGAGTTTACAGAAATGCAACAAAAGGAGTGGGTGAAATGGATTACACCGAGATTAAAAACGCTACGGTCTATATCTCGGAGGATAAGCAAAAAGTAGTTATAACAGGTTATCCGCAAGGTGAAGAACACAACTGCGACGCTATGGGGTGCGGTCAAAGCCACGTTATTGTTAGGGCAAAGATTACTAAATTGGGGATGTGAGGAGTGTTTGAAATGATTAAATTTCGCGGGAAAAGGGTAGATAATGGCGAGTGGGTATATTTTAACCATTTTGGAATTTATTGCGACAACGAAGGCAACGAGTTACAACCAAAAAGATTTATAAGAGATTGTGGTTATAAAGTCGATCCCTCCACTGTCGGCATGGGCGTTGAGATTGATGGGAAATGGTATTTTGATGGCGATATAGCCAAATGTCTCAATACCAATGATGAATGGTATATTTCGGAAATAAAGTTTGATGGCAGTGCATTGATAATTGACGTACAACGTTACGATTATGATTATACCGCTATTGGTTGGGCACTGGAAAATGACATTCAGGAAATTAAAATCATTGGCAATAAATGGGACAACCCGGAATTGTTAGGAGGGCAAAATGAGCAAGGAAATTAAACTTAAAGCTTGGGATAAAGTCAAAAGTGAAATGTGCGATGTAATGGGTATCGACTTTATTCAAAATATGATTTTGTGTTTCCCGATTACAAGAAGAACGGCAAGAGCTGGGAAATGGCGGCCTTTGGATGAATTTGAATTAATGGAATTTACCGGTTTACACGACAAGAACAGCAAGGAGATTTATGAGGGGGATGTTGTTCATTATGTTTATAAGCCGGGTGAATGGTATTGGAATCAAGATTGTATTGGAATAATTAAATGGGGAAGTACGGGCTTTAAAATGGAACCTTTACCCGGAGAAGGTGGGATTTATTCTTGGTTGGTTAGCATTCCTGGAGCGATGGAACCGAGCTGCAGAGAGTTGTTTGAAATCATCGGCAACGAGTTTGATGGGGTTACAAAATGTGAACCATAACCCCGACCCGGACACGGCGACCATATGAAGCCGCCGAGTTAGTCAGATATAAACAGATTGAAACGGAGTTAAACAGGGAAAGGAGGGTGAAGGATGCAGCAGATAGCAAAAGAGGATCAAGACCAGCAAGCATTAGCAGAGCTTTTGGACGGGCTTAGACTGATATGGAACCATTGCCCCAATGGAGGGAGCAGGAATGTGATTGAAGCCGCCAAGCTAAAGCGAATGGGTGTTAAAGCGGGGTTTCCTGATGTCACAATTTACAATTCTCCGCCCTGCAACAGAAACGCGAAAGGCGCGGTAATTGAACTAAAACGGGTAGTCGGCGGCAAGGTATCGCCCGAACAGACAAAATGGTTACATGATTTGGCTGAATTGGGTTGGGTTACGGCAATTTGTTTTGGGATTGATGATGCGATAAAGCAATTAAGAGCGTGGGGGTATTTGTGATGAATAAGGAGCTGATGAAATGACCGCATTGGGAATAGTTTTGGAGTCACATAATTACACCGAACATGAGCTTTTAACGTCATATTGTCCAACATATTTTATTAAAACCGCGCAGAAATTATGCCAAGAACAAAAGCGAGATTGTGCAAAATGCTGGGAACAAAGGGTTAATAAAGAGGAACCAAAATGAAAAAACAATACACGGACGCAGAAAAGGCAGCTATTGAAACGGAGGGCTTAAGTGAAAACGTATAACATCATTAAATGGCTTGTTTGCTTTATATATCTTATTTCTGGGTTTATTTTACAATTAAACCGGGAGAAAAATTTAATTGGACAAACTTTTTAATATTTTTATTAAGTGGGATTACGATGACACTAATAATTGGAGGTCAAAAATGATTGAAATTGGGCCGAATTTGGCGGAGTCGATAGGCTGCATCATTATTACAATTGGTGTGTTAATAATTTGGAGGTGGAAAAGATGAAACGAGATCCGCAGAAAGATTTGGAAATATGCAAGAAAGCGACAAAAGGGCCGTGGTCTTTTGGCGATACAGCCAACCACGGATATCATTTGATAATGCCGTATCTCAATGCGCATGGAGAAATTAAACCGGCAGCAATTTTGCGGCAATGGATTAGACCACCGCAGGGAGAGAACGACATGAAATTTATCGCTGAATCTCGCGAGGCGTTGCCACATTGGATCAATCGAGCGGTTGAAGCGGAAAAACTGTTGGAACAAGCGGCGGAAGAAATCGAAAATTGCTACGGGAAAGAAACGGAGTTATCGAAAAAATTGAGGGGATTTTTAGGAGATGGCAAGGGATGAGCAAAAACCAACAAATAATCAAAAAAGAACTTGAAAAGTTAGGGCATATAGGGGTTGAGGTGGTTTTGGAACGCGATTGTTACTACTATAGGTCAGATCAAACCAAAAACGCCTGCAAGAACGATATTAAAAACTCATGGGTAATGTTGGGAGTGTCTATCGAAGCAACCATAGCGGGAATTGATGAGGAAAAATATTGGCTAAGAGGTGGCGAAAATGAAACTTTATGAATGTGACGTTTGCGGTAAAATTGGTGTGGTAATAATTTGGAGGCGGAAAAGATGAAATGGAGTTATGAAGGGATTAGCCGAGATGGAACAATAAAAATTTATCCTGAAATTGGGATTGATCTTGAACCGCCGCTTTTTGAAGTTCGTACTTTTGACGGTGCAATAAGGGCTTGTAAAGAACACAATAAAATTGAGGTAAGGGTGACAGAAGCAGAAAATAAACTCAAGATAGCTCAACGCTTTATCAGGGACTTGGCTTTTGGCGATGGAAAAAGCATTCGTGGAGTTATTGATTTTGATGAAGAAATTGAAGAATTTTTAGGAGGTAATCATTGATGACTGACATTTTCGACTTCGAACAATTGCAATTTGAACAAGGAAATTGGCAGGAGCAAAATTTTCCGAGTAGCGGAATCCATGAATGCTTTTACGGAGTTGTCGAGGAAATTGGGGAGTTATCTCATGCTTTACTTAAAATGGATCAAGGTATTCGAGGGACAAAAGCAGAGCACATGGCAGAGACTAAAGATGCAGTTGGGGACATTATAATATATTTGGCAGGTCTTTGTAACAAAAGGGGAATTAGCCTGCAGAGTGCTGTTGAAATGGCTTGGAATGAGGTAAAACAGAGGGATTGGGTTAAATATCCAAAGGCAGGAGTGGCAGAGGAATCGATTGGATTAACGGATTAAGGAGAGCGCTAATGTACTATTTTTTACTATTATTATCAGCTATGGCAGTATCGTTTGGAGCCGTTTTGTGGGGCGGATTGTACGGATTTCTACTATTGCGGGTTGGGCTGTTTGGGTGTTTTACTACTGCTACATGGATCAGCAGGCATAAGGAGGTCAAGGATGACAAAGATCAAACTTTATAACTTAACAGAGCGTAAATTTGTCGCAAATGTTGACGGCAATCTTAATGCCAAAATGGATAATTGTATTATGGTTGAGTTGGATAGCGATATGGATATCAAGGCGACGCTGAGGGCTTATAATGACATGTTGACCGCCAAAGATATAATCAGTCATAAATTAGAGTCCGAGTTAAACCAGAGAACCGCCCTACAAGCTGCAAACAACGACGGAATGCCACATGGGACGGAAACAAGTGATCCGGTATATAAAAAAGTACTACTACTATTACAACAAGACGCGATGATCAAAAAGCTGGAATGCGATTTGTGCCGGGTAAAAAATGATTTGTTGGTAATTAATATTATGTTTGACCAGCTGGTGCCGGAAGAAAAAACCATCACGGAATACTACTACATAAAAGGTTACAATTGGAGTAAAATAGCCGGGATGGTGCATTATAGCCGTGCAGAATGCTTCCGAAAACGCGATTCCGCCCTGCAAAAAATGCAACTATTTTTATGTTAAATTATTACAATAAAATACCACCGTAAAGGTGGTTATTTTTTACTACTTTTTTTGTTTTCCCATATCGGCCTCAATCAAACGCTGAATGATATTGGCCGCGCTGGTATATTTTCCGGCTTGAGTTTCTTCATAAGCTTTTTCGCGCAGATATTTTACATGTTCCGGCTGCAAATAAGTTGTAAATTTTGGCATGGTAATCCCTCCTTTTAATTGATTGTACCATATATACGTTTACCCGTCAAGAAAATTGCTTATATAATATATGAAAATAAAAACAGCAGATAAAAGGCATAAAAAATAATTAAAAACTTTTTAAAAAGTACTTGACGTATAGAAGTATATACGGTATAATAAGAATGTAATTAAGAAACGAAAGGGGACGGGGAAAATGATTAAATACCAAATAGAGGGCTATTTCTCAACAAGGCAATGTGGAAAAATCAAAGAAAAGCTGCAAGGCAAAACCTACATGAATTTTAATATTGAATGCGGCGGGGTGGCTGGAAACAATGAAATTGTTGTAACCAGCAATTACGACGGGACGAACGAAGATTTAAAGGAAATGTTTATACATTATGTTTTGAATTGTTTATAACTCAGTCGGCGGTCGGATCGTGCGGGGGCGAAAGCCCCACTCTAAGAAGGGGACTAGAAAGGAAAGGGGATTCGAAATGAAAAAAATAAACTATATGCCAACGGTCGAATATCGAGGGAAAATCTATAAGCTAAAAAGCCGTAAAACCGCAATACCAAATCTTGATTTGATGGACGATATCTCTACCGCTCTATGGCTGCTCAGAAATACAGTTGCAAAAGGGTACAGTAAGGTACAAAATCCGTTGGCGGGCATGGCCGATGTTTTGAATATAAATGGCAAATAAAAGGCCGCTTGAAGGAAGGGTGATTGAAATGTTTAAATATTTTTACAGACTGCGTCCGCCGGGGCCGGGATGTCAGCCAAGAGGGTTTATAGAGGTCAAGGAGGAGGATATAAACCAAGGGCAGCATTATTGGGGCTGGGTTACGTATGATCGGGAGTTATCTCCTGCTGAGATTAATAATTATGATTTGGAGGTATCGCAATGTTAAAATTTCTTTGGAACGGAATAAAACTTGATGGTAAACTCTACCGGGCGCGATACTCGCCAAATGAGCTAATCAATCAACCAAACGGGACGATTACAATTTATGCAAAAGATTACGGACGGTTTCCTAAAATTGAGGGGCTGACGGTACAAAATGATAGCGACTTAATGACTGATTACCATGCTAAAGATTTAATCAAGGTAACACCTAATAACCCGCATTATGCAGCGGTAAAAGCTGCACTGGATGCGGAAAATAGACATTATAGCCGGTGAATTACGGCTTATTTATTATAAATGAGTCTAAAGACCTATTTATAATAAAGATAATAAATGTTATACTTATATCAAGATAAAGATTAGCTCAACCGAAAGGGCGGAAGGAGATTAAAAATGAAAAACGTTTATTATATCTTAATGCCGCGAGGGTTCACAAACGAAGCGAAAATTATCTGCGTGGAATCCGATAGAGAACAAGAGTTAAAAAGCTGGCTGGAACAGAAACATGTAGGGCAGGAAAACATCAACGCGATTTACCGCCGTATGTCGCTCAAAGAGGCTAAAAAGTATGAAAAAAGCTACTGTGAATTTGACGATTATAAAAACGATTCGGCTTGCAGAGCTTACTATTTTAACCCCAAGCAAAATCAATATTAGCAGAGAGCGCCCCACGGGGCGTAATGCGCCGGAGGTCAGTCTCAAGTCTGGCGCAAAAAAAGGAGGAAATGAAAATGTTATCTAATAAACTTTCGGAAAACATTAAAAAAGAATTATCAAATTGTCAGACTATCGAAGATTTGGCGCGTGTTATCGGTTCAGCGCATTGGTTTGGAATTGAAGAATGTTTTTGTTATGAGGTGGATTGTGAAAGCAACCGAAATCCTATTTATAACGAGCAAGGAGAACGGATTTATCCCGTTAAATAAATTTTGGAGGCGGAACAAATGCCAAACTGTGCAACATGTGGCAAGGATGTTAAAGGCGGAATCAGCATGGGCGGTACGCTCCTATGCCGGGAGTGTGCGGCAGATGTCGAGATTGAGATTGAGCGACTTCGGGCAGAGGGAAAGCAGGTGAACGTCGCAATAATAGCGCGTAAGATGTTTAGAGAGTCTTGCACGCAGGGTGGTTACAAGCTAAACGACATCCCCAAGGAGTTGTGGGATGCAGCCAAACATAAGGCCGTGGATAAGGGGATTAGTTTGCGGGAGTTGATATTGCAAGCAATCAAGGAGTTTATAGACCGGGATTAATCCGGTTATTTTTTTGCAAAGATGAGACTAAATGAGATTGTTTAACCTTGTTTTTGCCGGTTTAAGGGTATATCATGAGATCGTGCAGTTCCAGCAATCGTCTCCAGATATTGTATCCAAATAATGTCAAGGAGATGACGATTACGGAAACCGAATAACGCGTGCAGGCTACGCAACAACTAGACGCTCAAAGAGAGCGATGCAGGATGATACCTGTTTATTTTTTTATACGGTAGAAACGCCGTAAAGCGTGGCTTGGCTTAGGCTCCACGCTCTTAAGCGCCTAGATTCCGGCTATGTAAGCCGGCAGGCGCAGAATTTTACAGTTGTCAAAAGATAGCTGTTTTTTATTGGCCTTTAGTTTAACGGTAAAACCTGCGCCTTATATGCGTATGTTGACAGTTCGATTCTGTCAGGGTCTACCAGATAATTAGCAACCTTTCGGGGTTGCTTTTTTATTGCTTAAATTTAGGCGCTCACCGGGCTGTACACCCGCAAACAGCGAACCTTCTCCGCTGCGTGAGTGCCTATTAAATTTTAGAGAGGGAATAAAAAGAGAAGGATGGGATTGAGATGGAAGAATTAATCAGGCTGAACGAAAATGGTGGAGAATTTCCGATTGACGCAAGGGAATTGCACGAGAAACTTTTTGACGGTCAAGAACATTTTACACGCTTTAATGATTGGATTAACAACCGAATTAAAGATTATGGTTTTGTTGAAGGACAAGACTTTTACTCAGAATTTAGTAAAAGCACTGGTGGGCGCAGAGCTGTTGAATATCATCTTACAATTGATATGGGCAAAGAACTTGCAATGCTTGAAAATAATGAAAAGGGACGCATAGTTAGAAAATATTTTATCGCGGTTGAAAAAGCATTCAGACAAACGAATGCGATTAAATTGGTTAGTAAAGAAGTCCGACGCGAATTGACCGATGCCTTGCGTGATTCTGGTCTTAACGAAAAGATGCATGGATTCGGTTATAAAACTTTTACCGATTTGGTTTATAAAATGGTTATCGGAATGAGTGCCAAGCAATTTAGAGTGGCACTCAACTTACCTAAAGATGCAAATGTCAGAGAATATATTAGCGAATTTCAGCGGCAGCAGGTAGCCAAGATCGAAAGGGCGGTTCAATCATTTATTGACTGCGGATTTGATTACAATGAAATTAAACAGATGTTAGAAAGCAAGGCACTGCCGACTAATAAAATCGGGTTGTTATCATGATATTATTATGTCCCGTCTGCCGCAAGCCATTATCCAATAAGCCGGGGCAGATTGTGTTTAAATGTTGCGGCAGAGAATGGCTTATAACCGAGATTTACAAGGCGGAAAGAGAAAGAAGCGGAAAGAAATGAAAGTATTGGTACCGGCAACTTGGAATTTGTTTTATTGGAGACCAAATGAAGGGATCAAGCTGGTGATTGTTAAGGATAAAGGCAATGCCAAATAGAGCTTTCAAGCCATGTGCGCGATGCGGCGTCAACCTAACCCGTGAGACGTACTGCACCGAGTGTAAACCATTGGCGCAGAGAGATGAGGACAAGAGGCGGGGCAGCGCTTATGAACGCGGATATAATGGGCGGTGGCAGCGATACAGCAAGCATTATCTTAAGCAGCCCGAGCATTTGTTTTGTGCCAAGTGTGGCGTTTTGGCTGAATGTGTCGACCATATTAGACCATGCGCTCCGGATAGCCCGGAATTTTTTGATCCTGAGAATCATCAGCCGTTGTGCATTCGCTGTAATTCGGCTAAGGGTAGGCGAGAGATTAGATATTAGGAGGGAAACAATGATAACCTCATTTGGTCGAGGCCATAAGATTGAATATGTTAATAACAGATGGATTTATTCCGATAACAAGCAGCCCTTTGATGATTCAAGACCCTGCAAGCGGTGCGGGCGGATGCCAACTAAAGACGGATATGATGCTTGCTTGGGACACATTTGTGGGGCGACATCGACTTGCTGTGGGCACGGGACAGAACCGCCGTATGTTATTTAATATATATCGAGGTGATTAATGTGGACGGGTATAAACAACAGACGATATATCAGGAAACATTCGCGGAATACATGCACAGATCAGGCAGTTACAGCAAGCGGGAAATGATTAAAAAGCAGATAATATTTAACATTGCCTTTGCCGTTCATTGCGTTAAACGTATTCCAAGCGCTATATATGATTTATATTCCAAATATGTTTATGTTCCTATTTTGTGGGAATTAAACAAAAACAATGAATTGAAAATTACAAGAAAAGGAATTGATTACGTAAAAAGCAAAATAAAATAACATATATTGTAATAAATACTAGTAAAATGCATTTAAGAATACATAATCAAACATATTATTGTAATCAAATGGTAATTGAAGGGAAGGGGAGGGGGGCCAAAAGTCTCTGAGCTTGGGCTAAGATAGAC